AACTTGTTGCCGCTGGTCACCACCCGAACGCGGTACTGCTCGCCGGCCTTGAGCCGCATGCCGCCCGCCGACGTGTCCGCGACCGGCGCCACGGCGCTTGGGTTGGCGCCCTGGATGGCCCACACATCGACGTCGCTGTGGATCACGACGAAGTCATCGGTGATCGCGGCGCTTTGCTTGCTCGCGGCCGTGGTGACGGCGTAGGACAGCGTGGTGTCGGTGGCGGGAACATTGACCGAAACGGAGCGGACATGGGCGGCGCCGTCGTCGAAATGTTGATTGCCGTGCTTTTCTGCGGCCATGGTCGGTCCCTTTCGGTAAGGTGATTACTCGCCCTTGAGGGCGGCCGGCTCGGCAATCAGCGCGGGCTTGTCGGCGTCGGAGGCGTCGGCGATCCTGGCTTCGAGATCGGCGATCGCGGCGAGTTGCTTGGCGGCGGCATCGGCAGCAGCCTTTTTTTCGGCAGCGCGACGCTCGGCTTCGGGGTCCACCTTCGGTTCGGGCGGCAGCTCCTTCACCCACTTTTCCTTGACGGCGACGTCGGCCAGGGAGGGCACGAGATCCACCTTGCTGTCGGCCGCGTAGTCGATGACGGTGTAGCCATCGGGCGAGCCCTTGAAGTCCTTGAGCACTTTGAACATGGAATTCTCCAGCCGCCGCCGGCGATCGGCCGGCGGCGGTATTAGGGGTTACCGGATCAGACTGGGGGGTTGGCGGTCGGTGCGCTGGCCGGGTGGCCCAGGATGGCCACCACCGACAGCACCGCGGCGCTGGCGTTGTTGACCGGCGTGATGGTCAGCCGCGTGTAGCGCTTGACGCCCTTGTAGCCGAGCTTGCGCACTTCGTTGTCGTCGTCGAACTGGAAGGCAGCCAGCACCTCGGTGCCCAGCAGGTCGGCGTCGGCCACCGCGGCGGCGTCGGACAGCCCGGAGTCATCACCTTCCTCGAGCAGCACGGTGAAGGTGGCGTCGGCGTCGGCGATGCTGCCGGTGGCGATGACGTAGGTGAGGCTGTCATAGCCCTGGCGGTCGATGATCTGGCCGACCTGGGCGGTCGTGTCGGCAACCGACACGGGGCTGAGCACGCGCTTGACGTGCAGGTTGTTCATCAGGTCTTGCATGGTGTTCTCCTTGAACGGTGTTCAGAAAAAAGGCCCGGACGGATCCGGGCCTTCGCGTGCTGCGTGAGTGCGGCCTGGATCAGGACGCGGCGAACTTCATTAGCTTGATGGCCTCGAAGTTGCGCATGCCGCCACCCACCCGCTTGCGGAAGTTAAACTTGGTGGTGCCCTTGGCGGTGATGTTGTCGCGGATCAGGGCGATGCCCTTGCGATCGACGATGCGGTAGGCGCGCTTCCAGTTGGCGTAGGCGATCGAGTAGCTGTTCGCGGCGATGACCGGCATGTTGTCGTCGATCTGCACCGGAGCGCCGAGGACCATGCCGCTGAACTTGCCGGTGGGATCGGGATTGAACAGGTAGAAGTTGCCCGAGCCATCCTTGATCTTGCGCAGCGCGGCCAGCGTGGTGTCGGCCATCAGCAGCGTGGCGCCGGTGCGGTATTGCGCCTTGAGCGAGTGCAGCAGGTCGATGATGTTGTCGCCGGGGTTGGACGACGCGAACGCGGCCGAGGCGCCGGAGGCGATGTAGCCGACCTTGTTCCAGGCGTAGGAGGCGTTGGCCACCACGTCGTAGGTCAGGAAGCCGCGCGGCTTCTTGATGCCGTTGCCGCTGACGAAGGCCGAGCCTTCCGCTTCGCCGAAGGAGATGCCGGCTTCGTCGGTGATGTCGGCGACAACGTCGAAGTCGGCATCATCCAGGGCGGAGTTGTAGGCCCAGGGCTCGGCTTCCATCTCTTCGGCCATGATCTCGAGCTTGGCGTACTTCGGGTTGGTGGTTTCGCCACCCGCCTCGCCCTCGCCGACCCAGCGTGCCGCCATGCCGTTGGTCTTGACGCGGAACTCGAGGCCCTTGGCGCCGATGGTGCGCACGTCGGCCAGGTTGCGGACCACCGAGATGGTGGCGGCGACGCGATCGATCTCGGCTTCCATCTCGCTGTCGATGGTGTAGCCGCCATCGACGTCGGAGCCGGACTGGAAGGCCTTGCGCTCGAGATCCTTGAGCCCGTTGTCGTTGCCCTTGCGCAGGAAGGAATCGCGGAACGCGGCCTTGTATTCCTGCTCTTCGGCGCTGAGCTTGCTGTCGCCGGCCGGCGGGCGGTTGGACTTCTTGGCGACGTCGGCGATCTGCTTGCCGAGTTCGGACAGGTCGTCGTTGATCTTGTTCACCTTGGCTTCGACATCGGCCGGGGCGTAGCCCTTGGATTCGATCGCCTTGATGCGCTCGTCGTTGGCCTTCTTAAACTCTTCGAAGGCGGATCCCTGCTTCTTGAGCAGGTCGGCAATGTCGCCGATGCTGGCGGTGTCACCGATCATCATGGCGGCACCGAGCGCGCCGGCGGCGCCCAGGTCGACAAGCGGATGGCCCAGCGCCGAGCCAACGGCGAGGACGCAGAGGAAAAGGGCAAACAGGGGCTTCTGGTGCTTCAGGATGTTTCGCATGGTCATGCTCCTTGTGCGAGGGTTTGGGTGTTGTGACGGATGAGTGCGGCCAGTTCATCCAGCTCGCCGGCAGCGTCCTGCGTGCCGATCAAGGCTTTGAATCCCTGGTTGATGGCGATACGCGCTTCTCGACGGCTGAGCCCAGCGTCCCGCATGAGCCAGCCTTCGATTTCACGTTCGGTTTCGCCGATGGACTTGATGCCCTGGACACGGGCTTTGCCATTGGCGGGAAAGGTGACCAGGCTGATTTCCACCAGGTCGATGCGCTTGATGCGGCGGCGCGGATCCTCGGGCTTGCTGCGCTCGGCCCACTCGCGGGCGTAGTAGCCGATCGAGAGGCCATCGATAGCGGGGCGCGGCGCCATCTTCATCAGCGTGTAGGCGTCGCGCGCCTTGGGGATGTCGGCCAGCGTGCCGGCGGACTTGAGGCCCTTACCATCTTCGGCTAGGTCGGTCCATACGCCAGCCGGCATCAGGTCCTCGGCCGTCATGCCCCAGCCACCGTGCTGCAGCAGCATGGCCGGCCAGGCTTGCTTGCCGCTTTGCGCGTCGGCCAGGTAGGAGGCGAAGGCGCCGGGATCGATCACGTCGCCATAGGCATCGACATTGCCAAAGACGGCGCCGTAGCCTTCGAAGGACATGGTCTGGGCTTCGGGCGGGGCCAGCTTGATGTCATTAAAGCGGCAGAGGACGTGCTGCAAGCGTTCCATGGTGCTCTCCTTACGGCGTGGTGTCGGTGGCGGCCGGGGCCTTGCTGCCGACATTGCTGGGCTCGCGCAGCTTGGCTGCGTCGCCGCCCTGGGGATTGAGTTCGTCAAGCTCGCGCACTTCGTCCTGGGTCATCCAGGCCGGGCTGCCGCCGGCACCGAGCGCGCGCGAGAAGTACTCGGCGCGATCCTTGTGCGCGCCACGCATCAGGGCCTGCGGAAGGAACTTGAAATACAGGCCGGCCTTGCGCTCTTTGTCGGTGAGCAGGTTGATGTCGGCGGACTGTTCGATGCGGGCATACCACGGGCCCAGGGTATGCACGACGTGCGCCAGGAACATCTGCTCGGCGCTGGCAAAGGTGGCCGACTTGTCGTAATGCCCGATCATGATCGGCAGCACCCGGGCGAAGCGGCAGATCTCTTCGATCTGGAAGCGACGCTGCTCGATCAGCTGTGCCTGATCGGCCTGCATGCCGATCGGCTCGTACTTGATGCCGCCCCACAGCAGCGCGGTCTTGAAGGCGTTGGCCACGCCGCCGTAGGTCTGCTGCCAGCTTTCACGCATGGCAGCGCGGTCTTCCGGCTTGGGCGTGTTTTCGGTGGTGAGGATGCCGCCGGGCCGCGCGCCGTTGCTGAACATCCGGGCGCTGTGCTCTTCGGTGACCAGCGCCAGACCGAGCGCTTCGCGCGCCAGCTTGATGGCTTCGAGGCCGACAAAGCCGTCCCAGCTCGGGCCGCGCAGATGCCAGATTTCGTTGGCGGGAATCGGGATCCGGCGCCCGTTTTCAGTGGTGACTTCGTAGCCGATATTCCATCCGTCGCGCTTGACGGTCATGTTGTTCGGCTCATAGGGCAGCAGCTCGACGACGCGATTGCCGATCTGGTTTTTCCAGATGAATGCCTCGCCGCAAAACACCAAGTGCAACGCCGCCTGCTCGCGCATTTCGTAGCTGGTCTGGTGATCGTTCGGCTTGCTGGCCATCAAGTCGTACAGCGGGTGATCCGTGGCGGCGACCTTGCCGCCGTTGGGCAGGTCGCGGAACAACTTGAACGGCACCTGCGCCAGGCCGTCGGCAATGACGCGGGCGCAGGCAAAGGCCGTGGTGATCTGCAGCGCGGTTTTCCAGTTCACCCGGGCGCCGGACTTGCTGGCCGCACCGCTGCCCGCCAGCTCGGACAGGATGTCTTCGCGCCGGATGGCCTTCTGCTCGCCGCGGCTGATGTCGAATCCGAATAGTTTCACCAGACCTCCAGGCCGACTTCGGTGGCGGCGGGTTCAATGGCCATCGCGCGACAGGTGCCGACGATGGTGGCCACCGCGGCATCGATCTTGTTCGCGTGCCGCAGCTTGCGCGGGAAGATGTTTTCGTTGCGGTCGGGCGCGACTTCGACGTTGCTCATCTGCCAGACGTAGCAGGGGTTGCCGTCGTGATGGAAGCGGCCGGCATCGACCAGTGCCTGGATCTCCTTCATCGGCTCACTGAGGTACTTGACCTGCTGCGGTATATCGACGACCTCGAGGCCCTGGTTGGCGAGGTTGGCGCCGAGCTGCTGGCCGCCCCACGGATCCTTGGCGATCTCGCGCACAACGACGACCTCGGCGCTGGCGAAGATGTCGTCCTCGATCTGGCCGAGGTCGATCATGTTGCCGGGCGTAACGATCAGGTGCCCGCTCTTGACCCAGGCCTGGTAGTGCGCGTTTTCGGGCTTGTCGACGGCGGCCTGCGGCACGTAGTTGCGGCTGATGGCAATCTGGTGGATCTCGCCGTCGCGCTCTTCGCGGAAGTTCCACACGGCGCTGGCGATGTCCTGCTTGCTGGCTAGGTCGAGCCCGACGACGCATTCCTTGCCGGCGAAGGATTCCAGCGTGAGGCTGGCGTCGCCGGACTGCTGCAGGTTGTGCAGGTTGAGCCAGGGCGAGGCGGCGGCGACCCAGACGTTGAGGTGCTTGGTCTTGAAGGTGTTTTGCTTGCGCGGATCCGCGATCGCGTCACGCTGTTGCGCCTTGAGGAATTCGGCATCAATGGAGATGCCGTAGTTCGGGTTGGCCTTGATCAGGACGTCCTCGCTGGTCCAGTCGTCGCCCTCGTCGATGCCGAAGATGATGCCGAAGCGCTGGTCGTTTTCGATGACGCCTTCGAGGATCTTCTGCAGCTCGGCCTGGTGCAGGTAGCACGGGCCACTGATGTCGCTGCCGGCGGTAGTGATGACCAGCACCAGGGGCTGCGAGCGTGCGCCCATCCCGGTCTGCATGGTGTCAAACAGCTCGCTGGTCTTGTGCTCGTGATACTCGTCGACGATGGCGCAGGATGGGCTGGCACCGTCGCCTGGCTTGCCGATGACCGGCTCGAACTTGGCATTTTTCTCGATCACCGCCAGGTTGCTGGCATTGGCGACGACGCCGTATTTCTGCCGGAAGATCGGCGTGGCCTTCGCCATGAGCAGGGCCGGGCGGAAGACTTCCATGGCCTGATCCTGCGAGGTAGCGCCCGAATACACCTCGGCGCCGAACTCGCCATCGACGGCCAGCATGAAGTTACCGATGACGGCGGCCAGCGTGCTCTTGGAATTCTTGCGCGGCACGAAGAGATCGGCGACGCGAAAGCGGCGCTTGCCAGTGGCGCCATGCACCCAGCCAAAGACGCTGGCCAGGATGAAGACTTCCCAGTTTTCGAGCACGATCAGCTCGCCGCGGCCAGCCCAGTCGCCCTTGATGTGCGGCATGAGCTGCGCGAACTTGCAGATGCGTTCGGCGGGCCGGAAGACGATGCCGTCGGCGTCGGTCAGCTCGGGATTGAAGACGTAAGGAAAGCCGGCGGATCCGACGCGGTCGAGATCCTTGAGGTGCCGCGCGCAGGCGAGCCGGTGCCACTTGCACGCGGGAATGGTGCCCGCCACGACAGCGCGCGCGTAAGCAGTCGCGCGGTCGGCAAATGACTGGACTACAGGTTCCATGCGGTCTCGCCAGGTTGATCGAATAGCGGAGCCTGCCGGTTGTCGCTGGTCTTGACGCGACCACGCGACGCCGGCGACAGGCCGAAGCTCTGCAGATACCAATGCACTTCCTGCGCCGCGCGGCGCTGCACCACCCAGTGGTGCGAATACACCAGGCTGGTCCCGGTCGGACTGGGGACCATGATGCCGTCGCCACCCTTCCAGACTTCGCCGGCGGCCTCGGCTTCGAGGCGCTTTTCTTCGGCGGTGGCCATGGCGCGCGACAGCATCGTCTCGGCCCACACCAGCTTAGCCCACGCCTGGCAGTACAGCACCAGGGCGGCGCGATCGAGCTTGCTGATCAGCCCGTAGCGCAGCAGCTCGTTACCGATGCGGCGCCATTCCTTGCGCGCTTCCGGCCAGATCCACTTCGGCGCACTCGGGATCTCGACTTCGGGGTTGAGGTCGTCGAGCAGCTCGGCCGCCGATTTCTTCGACGGATTGCCGCGCAGGAGATGCACGTTGTTCGGCAGCGGCTGCGGCCCTCGTGATCCCATGGCGGTGCTCCAAAAGAAAAACCGCCCGGAGGCGGCTGGCAAATTCAGATCCGGGCCGGCATTCCGGCCCGGGGTGTTGCGTAGGCGACACTTCAACACACTTCGCCAGGTCCGCTTGGCTTGCGCCTACCTGCGAAACATCAACCCAGCTACTGCCGCCGCCCTTCTCTCTCGCGTGTATTCCGGGTGCAGACGTCTGGACGGGACCACCCCCCTCCCCCAAAACCCCCGCACGTAAAAATTTGAT